TAATTTCCTACCCATCAGTTACTACTTTACTACATTCTTAGTATGAATGTCAACACTTATTTTGAAAAAGTGAGAGGAATTTTTCTAGGCTTCTGTTCTTCTGGAATCACATGTTCTAACGACACTTGCAAGATTCCGTTCTTCACAGTTGCACCTTTGACCTCAACATTTTCAGCTAGTGCAAATGTACGGATAAATTCCCGATTTGCAATGCCACGATGCAAGTACTTAACGTCTGCATCCTCATCTCGTGCATTTGTACCCTTAACGATCAATTCACCATTATGGAATTCAATGTTTAGATCCTCTTCGGTAAATCCTGCCACTGCAACCTCAATTGCATAGTTAGTTTCCGACAACTTTACAATGTTGTATGGAGGATAGTTATTCCCTTGCTGTAGACCGGCTGCTCGATGCAAATCATCAAACACACGGTCAAAGCCAACAGCAAAACGCTGAAGGGAAGGAATGTCAAAGGTATTTAGAGTGAGTTGTTTTGTCATGATGTTGTCTCCTATAAAAGCAAAACAAAATGTACAAAGCCCATAAGTGGCACTATGTACATTATTATTTATAGCAGATCACACAGTTTATACAAGAAGAAATTTAACCGTTTTTCTAATTTTCAGAATCATACTGTAAGAAATGAGTAAGAACTGAATTACTTGCACTTGCATCGAAAGTATCGGCAGGGTACCCTGTAATAGTTACACTACTTTTTTCATTGATTAATACTTTACTTGCATGTGAAGTAGTGTGATGCAACCATTGTAGATCGTCGTCATCGCCTTCGTATAAGTAAATGTCATAATTCTTATTGCTAGTGCGACAGAATAGAACAATCTGTGCTAAATCAGTAGGAGTTGCGTCAATTACTACTATAGTATATTGATGGTCATCTACTGTGCTAGGGTATGTAATAAATCGAGAGTTAGTTAATTGATTCATCTGATAATGCCTTGGAAATTTGGTCTTGCTCTGCAACAGTTAAGTCATCAAGCTCATACTCACCATTACTTAGTTTTTCAATAAGGTGCTTAATATATTCGTCATTCGAAACTAGCTGATCACGGCTAGTTGGATCAGCTTCAATCCACTTCTGATCATTCCACTTATACAGCTTATTTGGCAAAGTGTCAACTCTTAAGAAAAGATCTCCCTTGCGAGGATTGTTCGGAAACGCGGTACCAAAGTTAGCATTACCGGCAACTTTGGTGTCCTCCTCTGTAATAGCAAAATCTGGCAGATCAATCACTTCATCAAAGTGTACTGCTACTGGATTGCCGGCATGGTCAGTCACCGTGATATTAGTCATGTTTTTGATCTGGTTCTTTAACCTAGCAATCTGTTCTTCTTTCTCAATAATAACCTTCAACGCTTCGTTTAAATCCTCAACAGAATCAGCAACTACTGGTTGTTGGTATTCTAAGATGTCGTCGTAGTTTTCTTGCGCAGTTTGAAAGATAAACGGAAATTCTTCGTAATCGTATGGCTTTGGTTCTGCTGCAATCGATTCCGAAATTTCCTTTTCGTTGCCTTCTTGCATGTCATGAATTGCTCCATAAATGTTATCATTTACATCACAATCTGCGTTAGGGCAGTACTCACCAATACCCGCCGCTAGCTCTAATTGTGTACCACATTTAGGACAGATTTCTTCTTCATAATAATCTTCGTCAGACTGATCAAACCCAAGCAAACTGTCAATTTCATGTTGTTCTAATACACGTACAGTAGTCGGTGTGGTATTATCAACCGTATCACCTCCACCAAGCATGGCTTCCCATTCTGCACGTATACCAGCATCTTCTTCATCTTCGTCATCACCTGCCATAGCTGCCCATTCATGCATAAGAAAATCAATATCGTCTCTGCTTTCGGGTACTTTAACTGGCTCTTCGACAGTTTCTCCAGAAGAAACCCAACTGTCATTCTTAGCTAATTCCTCATCGGATAATTCTGGCAATATTTCTGCCATTGGAAGATTGGTGGAAAGGTCGGAAGTAATCTGATCAATCAAACCACCGGGCTCAAAATCTTTAGCAATTTGTTCTTGCAATTTAGTAGCCTGTTCCTCAGCACGTTTGCGTAATTCCTGCTCACTAGCTACTAATTCTGCAGGTGATGGTTCGTGAGGAGGATTATCAATTACACGCTCTCGTTCCTGTTTCTCTGCTAATAGTGCATCATACCGCTCTCTTGCTCTACGCATTGCAGGAGTAGGTTCGGGATCTCCATCAATCGGATCAAATTCCATCCCTAGTTTCTTGTCATGATGCAGCCATTCAAAGGTCTGATCTGCTGCAATAACTAAGAACAATGCAAGTGGATCAAACACAAACACTAGCATAATGATTACCCAACGCACTGACCGTTCTAATACTTCAGTAGTAGCACTAGTGCCATAGATGATATCAGCAATATACTTGATCGGGCCAACCTCAACTTCGGCCTTACGCACTTGACTAGCAACTGGTGCTCTGTCATTCTTAAGGGCAGTAATGTTAGCTTGGTAAAGCTGCATATTTGCATTCAAACGTCGGCGATCTTTATCTTGACTAGAACGTAACGCTGCGGCGTGTGCGGCACCTTTTTCGTCGCTTGAACGGGTTAGTATTTGATCAACAGATGCATCTAATTGTGCCATATCCTTCTTAGCACTGTCGAGCAATTGTTGTTCAGCAGCAATCTTATCGTCAAATATTTGTAACTTGGCTTGCACTTCCTCAATGATTGCAGATTGCTCTGAGTGAGCCTTAGCCAAATACCCATACGATCCCATGCTAGTAATAAGCATTAAAACACCGATTGCCGGAATAAGATAAATCTTAAACGTCCATGCCACCCTCTTCCAATATTTGTGTAACCAAACCGATGATGATAGCTTGCCTATCTCCAAGACGCCTCCCATAATAACAATAGGCCAAAACGATCCAGAAAAGATTGTAGTTAGCCCACATATAGAATAGTATGCGCTAACGCTAGATATTAAGATCGCTACAAATAATATAAATGCTCCAAACATTATGGTTTTTTCCTACAGTTATCAAAGTGCCATCGTTGCATATTCGACCTTCCTTCTAATCCGCAATGCGGACATGTAATTAATGGTAAGGTATGTTTACCTTTAAGGGCATTTCTTATAGCTTCTTTTCTAATATCCGAACACGGGCCGCGCTTAATGCCTTTTCTAGCCTTAGACATAGCTAATTTGTGTTCTTCGGTTTTTGGCTTTCCTTTAAGGGCGGCAGATATCTTCGCGCCGTCAACAGTTGCTCTATTGTCGTACAATTTCTTTAAGAACTCCGGATCGGCTGCCTTGCGTTGGCTAGCTCTTCTATAGTTTTCCTTGGCTTGATCGCTTCGCTTCTTACCAGTATTACCTTTTGCAATTTTTTTGACACCATTCTTCGCTCATAGTAATGCCAGCAGTAGTGAATTTACCATCGCCATTATGCATATTAAAACTTTGTATGTTATTTTTGGCATCTAATTCAATAAGCAATTTTGATTCTAATAGTAATGCTTCCTCGGGAGTACCAGTAAATAGTATTTCGCATGTCCATTCGTGCGGCGACGAAGTAATTAATGGCCTAACTAATTTACTCGAACAAATATACCCGTCATCTGGGTGACAGTCTTTCTTAGTCCTGCATCCAATATACCATTTCGATGTTATAATGTGCGTCCATTTATATACGTATGCTATTGTCATACATGTATTTATACGAGTTACATAAACTTAACTATTTCAGTATAAGGTATGCACCGCACAATGTCAATCGATCTGGTTGTGATATTTATAGACTTTTGCCAAAGATCAATATAGTATAGCATTATGAAAACATATACAACAGTGTGTATTCTGGCACAAACAGAAATGCCAATTTACTATCACATGCTACAGCACACCGAAACGTTAAGTGCAATGAAAGCCTGGTGTAAAACTACATTCGGGGTGTCGGGTGCTGAACGTAAAATGCCATGGCAGGGAAGGTTTCGTTGGGCACAACCCGGCAGAAAACCCGACGAAGGCATGCGAGACTGGCAAAAGTATAATTCTAGTGCCGATTTGTATTATGTTTTCAAATTTACAGATCCAGACCATGCTAACTGGTTTATGTTACGTTGGGGAGCAGGTAAGTGAGTAAGATAACGGTCTTGCCGCCAAGCGAATTGCATAACTGGAGAGTACTGCTATGTGACTACACCGATATACACGATGATAGTACATTTCCGATGCTAGAACAATGGTGTAAGGAGAATTGTCGTAGTCTCACTGACAGCTTATATGCCGATGTTACTGATACTAGTAGCTATTACGACACTATTTTTCAATTTGACTTTGATGAGGAATACGACACTACGCTGTTTCTCATGCGTTGGGGGCGTTAAGCAATACCCACTGCTGCCATTACTGCGGCGTTCTTACCAGTAGCCATTGCTGCTTTAATTGAATCTCCGGCTGCGTCTGGGGTAATCATACTGTTAAGTACGTCGCCTGCTCCGGTCGGAACAGATAATTCATCAGCAGCCATTTGTCCCAGCCCTTGCGCTGCTCCAATGTGATCCGATAAGCTAGGTACCGATGGAATTGATGGAATGCCTGCATTAGCGTGTAATGCTGCGCTTGCCGATAACGTTTGATTTAAATCAGCTAAACTACCACTAGTAGCACCACCTAAGAATGTAGACATTGATGGTGTACCTAATGCAACTGGTAAGAAATCGCTTACTTGAGGTATGCCACTAGGCCCACTTCCGATCCCCATTTTCGAAGCCATCATATCCTTGATTCCAGACATTTGACTACCAAACGAATCAGTAATGCCGTCTAGGCTTGGCAGCGACGGAATCGATATATTACTAAACATGCTTGCGGCACTTGCAGGATTAGGAAAACTTGCTCCCATATCACTTAGCTTTGAACCAAGCGACGATAGAGACAGCCCGCCTGAACTAAATCCGGGTATTAAATTAGCAGGGTTTAAGAAATCAGCAATGCTAGAAAACCCGCCTGCAGGCAACCCAAAGTGATCAGCAATTGTTGCTAATACGTTAGGGTCTTTAATCTGCCCCATGGCTTGTGATACTTGCGGAGCATATGTAGGATCTGTCATCTTATCTTGAGTAATACCCATACCCGATAACAACGGTACAATGCCAGTAGCCTCACCTAAATTGCCTGCTATTAAACTGCTGATAATTCCGCCAGGCATCCCAAACGTAGACATATTACCGGTTCCTAATATACCCCCACCTCCGGACATTAATGAAGATAGTGAAGACATATCACCAAAGCTGCTTAGTCCTTTGCATGACATGGAGCTTGGATTAGTAACGCCTACTCCTAAATCACCAAAGTCCTGACCCGACATTGTAGCAAACTGATCATTAAGGTTTGAGACTATGGTGCAATGGCCATGCGCTGCTTGTATTGCTTGTACTATGCCAGTCGGGCCATTAGCAGTGATAGCGGTTTGCTGCGCTTTTAGATTAGTAATGGCTATCTGCGCTTCTGCATACATTGGCGATGTTGAAGGTATACCTTGTAACGCTGTTAATGTTTCTGCTGCGTCTGGATTAATCTGTAGTCCTCCACCATTCATCATATGCGCTGCGGCCATAAGCGATGCTGCCGACGGTGCTCCACCCGGCGATAATGTCGGGGACATATTCTGAACTGTTACACTGCTGGCTTGAGCAGGTATGATGACTACGGGATCAACCATTACACGATTAACGAATTAGCAGGAGCAACAGTAATACCAGTTGTCATTTGAAGGTAGTAGTTAGTAATTTCTTTAGCAGTCGGAGTATGTAAGATAACGTGATTCTTTTGTAACTTAATATCGTTAAGTAAATCACCAGTCATCATAGTTTGTACTAACATAATGCCTTGGCCACTAGCCATAACTGATGATGGCTTAGAAACAATATATCCATCGTCAGTTTCTTCAACTAGTTTAGCCACAAT